GTGAAAGGCTGTCAGCACCCAATGAGTTTCTCTTTTGATTCGCATGCGCCTGGCCAGCGCAGATATACTTTGTATCAGCGCTTATGTGAATCTGTAGATCGCAAATTGTGTGCATTGTCCGACTGGGCGGACAGCTGGAGTTTTGGTACTCTTGGCTGTTGTGGGTCGGACACCCACTGGGATTTGGTTGACTCTGAACGTCGCTTCACTGCGGCCGTTACGGAGGAGCGGGGTGTTGTTTACGGGTCAGGTAACAGCACCAATCTAGAGCTTGCTCTACGCTACCATCGCAATGAGGTTGGCTACTCTTTGAGTGCAACCGACGAGGATTCTGAAGACTGTGTGGAATATGCCCAGGACGTTGGGGGACGTGCTGAGCATGGGAGTGTTGTGGTGTATGACCATGACACTGCCGTGGCTCGCGTCATGGCATCGGTGGTTACCCACACCAATGGCGTTAACACGCCTTCCCCCGCCCGCAACACTAGCTGGCGCAACCTTCGTAGGCGGAGGTTCGCACTCTCACCGAGTATTGTTGTTGCGATTGCTGACGAGTTGACAGTCAAGATTGGACGCATGTGCGCCACTTGCGGACACGAGAATGTGCGTGAGGTGCAGTTGCTGTGCGCCGCCAATTATCGTTCGGCAGAATTCGCCTACTTGAACATTGCTGAGAAGCACGGGTTGCATCCCCAGCATGTTCGACTTTACCTTGAGCCGACCTTGATCGAATATTTTTCTGATCGTGGGACTGCTCTTGGGTTTGGTGCCTACACTGGCCTGTTGTCGAACGCCGAAAGGCGTCGCGGCACTGGTGGTGGAAGGCATTGATGGCGCCCATGGCGCATGCAGGGCGCAAGGACTAAGACCGAACTTGCTCCCCGAGGACTACGCGTGTACCGTAACGGGCGACATGCTAGGTCTAGGCAGTGGATCCAATTGACTGGGATGTCACTGCCGAACCGTCTTGGGGTTTATGATGCGTGTGTCGACAATGGTGAAAGGGCTTTTGCAGAGCGTTATTACCTTTGTCGTGTTGGAGATGTCTTTCTCCCCGCGCTTTTACCAAGTGAGATTAGTTTTGGCTACTTCTTGAAACTATTTCGTAACCTTGTCTGCGCTTACCAGTTCAGTCCGCCAGCAACCCGCCGCGAGGTCGTGGGGGCATATAGCGGTGTGAAGTGGCA